GTGAGTACCTGATTAAGACTGATGACATTGCAGCAGATGCACTTGTTTCAGGTAAGACCGCATCAGGCTCAACATGGACTGTCACCGCTGGTGACCCAACATCGTTGATCAGTTCCTTGTATGACGCAGCACGCGAAATTGCTGAGGACAGCAACTACTTCCCAACACATCTATGCGTCTCACCAGACGTATGGGAAAAGTTGGGTGCACAGTTGGACAGCAACAAACGACCAGTTTTGGGTTATGTTACCGATGGCATTATGGGCCAAAACTCGATTGGCAAAGTTGGCGGCATGGGCTACAACAACATGAACGTAATGGGCTTGCAGCTGGTTGTTGATAACAATTTTGCATCGGGCACAATGCTTGTTGTTTACGCACCGGGCTTTGAAATTTACGAAGCCCAGCAGGGTGTCTTGTCAATTGCTAATCCAAGCACGTTGAGCCGCACGTTCTCTTACTACGGTTACTTTTCAACTTTTGTTGCTAAGTCCTCGTTTATTCAGGGCATTGTAATCGCTTAGTCTGTAGCGGACTTACACCGCTATGGCAACTTACAACACCGCCAGTAAACAGTTAATTGGTAACTACGCGTGCATTAGCACGTTAGAGCCAACAGATATTGTTGTTGGGCAATCAATTACCGTTGGCTCGATTGGCGCGCCGTTTAACGGCACGTTTACTGTGCTGGCGTTGCCACAGTACGAGTACACAGGGATTGACAACACCACTGGCGAGTTTTTGTATAACGAGGATGTAGCACGGCCTAATCAAATTATTTATGCCGCTACAGGCAGCAATGTTGACTATGCGGTGTTTTACGCCGGAACGGTTACCTATACACAAAACTGTACGTGGATTACAACAGCGGAACTTGTCACATATTTGGGCGTAACGATCACCAATCCGTCAGACGATTACACGCTTGCTACACAAGCACGAAACGCTGGCAACGATTTCTGTTACCGCCGCCGGCAAGAGGCAGGCTATTTTGACAGCCTTACCACGTCACCGGGTCACGATGTCACGCTAGGCACGCTTATGTATGCCGCAGCTCTTTGGCGTTCACGTGGCAGCATCGAGACAGCGTTTGCAGCGTTTGACACAATGGGCACACCAACCCAGCAATCACTAACGCCGATAGTTAAGCAATTGTTGGGCATCCCCCGACCAGCGGTTGCCTAATGCCTGCACCGTACACAGACCTCTTAAACGAGGCCATAGACGATGTAGCAGCCACGCTAACGGCCGTAAGTGGCATCCGTTGTGTAACTGACCCCACCAAACTTGTGCCCAACTGCGTGTTTTTATTAGCGCCAAGTTTTACAACATATGGCGGTAACGGCAACATCGTGACTATGGATTTTCCGCTTAAAGTTGTTGGCTCTGGGCCTGCAGGTTTGCCAGTGTTGCGCGAAATCCTAAGCATCGTTGCGTTAGTGCTGGCATCTAAAGTGATCGTGCTATCTGGTCAACCCGGCTCGATTGACATTGGTGGCGCGTCTTACCCTTGCTATGACCTAACAGTGAAAGTGCAGGCACAAACAGCATGATCTATACCATCGCATCCAGCAAACTTGGCATAGTCGGTGATCCGTTTATACCTGACGAGGGCATCAACGTGGCAGCGCTGTTGTCTGGCGGTTTCATTGTTGAGCAATCCACACCTAAACCTAAAAAACCTGCTAAAACTAGTACAGACACCAACGAGGAGATTTAACCCACATGGCTACCAGCACTTACCTATCTAACCCAGTTGTCACCATCAACGCAGTTGACCTGACCGACCAGTGCAGCGCCGCCAACCTTACGCGCGTGATCGAGGCTCTTGAGTCAACTTCGTTTGGGAAAACTGCCCGCGTTTACACGGCTGGACTTGAGAACAGCACTTTGACTTTGACGATGTACAACAGTTTTGCTGCCACAGAAACTTACGCAACATTGGCTGCACTTGTTGGCACATCTACAACGGTAACGATTAAACCAACAAGCGCTGCTACGAGTGCCACCAATCCGATTTCCTCACTAGTGGGGTGCTACCTCGAAACGCTACCAATCGTAAACGCGGCCTTAGGCGCTTTGGATACCATAGATATAGTTCTGACCGGGGGAGTGTATTCGGTCGCTACAGCGTAAATAATCACAGCCGGCAACGGCCCGACACAAGGCAGGCAATATGCGTATCAAACTTAAGTTGACCCGTACCGTCAATGCAGAGCCAGAGTATCTGTACACCACGTTGTTTAGCATTGCGTTATGGGAAGAAAAATTTAACAAAAAACCATTAGACGCACAGAACTCTGGGTTTCGCGATTGGTCGTTTTGGGCATACACATTGCTAAAGGTCAAAGGCGAAAAATTGCCCGATGACTTCATGGACTGGCTAAAAGAAAACCCTGAAATGGATGTTTTACCAGAAGCAGATGTGACTAACCCAAACCCTACGGACGCGGCACTTACAGACGGCAACTAGCCGAAGTTTGTGCCGCAACAGGTTTCTGGCCTGAACAACAAATACCGTTTGGCACGCGCGACTTGCTTACAGTGATTACAGTTATTAACGAGCAGGGAAAGCGGTAACAATGTCGGCAACAGCAACTATCAAAGTAGTAGGCGCAAAAGAAACTATTAACGCGCTTAAAAAGATTGACCCACAGCTGCAAAAAGACTTTAGGGCACAAGCCAAAGACATTGCACAGCCAGCAATTGACGCGGCAAAAGACAAGTACACAGAGTTGCCGTTGTCTGGTATGCAATACAAGTGGGATAGTCGAGGCCGTAAAGTATTCCCGTTTACAGTTGCCAAAGCCAAAAGCGGTGTGCGCCTACGCATTGACACCCGGCGCAACGCTGTTGGCGTAATCTTGATTGAGCAAAAAGACCCAGCAGCAGCAATTTTTGAGACTGCAGGTCGCGCTAACGCAAACCGTTTAGGTGATCAGTTAGGGTTTGTTGGCGCTGGTCGCACGCGACTTATTGGCCCTGCCGTGTATAAAGCGCGTAGAGGCATCGAAAAGCAAATGGAAAAGATGATCTTGGATACTGCGCGCACAGTAAGTAGGTCAATGTAATGCTGTCTATTCCAATTATTTCAGAGTTTGACGGCAAAGGCGTTTCTAAAGCAATTAAACAATTTAAGCAACTAGAAACTGCAGGTGAAAAAGCCCAGTTTGCAATTAAGAAAGCGGCTGTGCCGGCTGCAGCTGCTCTTGCAGGTTTAGGCGTTGCCCTTGTTGGCGCTACTAAAGCGGCAATGGAGGACGAAGCCGAACAAGCACAATTGGCTTTGACACTAGAAAACGTCACTGGCGCAACAGACGCACAAGTTAAAGCCAGCGAGGACATGATCGCGCAAATGAGTCGAGCGTCAGGCGTAGCGGACTCTGAATTACGACCAGCATTGGCAAGCCTTGTACGTGGCACAAAGGACATTGCTACAGCCACAGACGCGCTGGGATTGGCACAAGACATTTCTGCAGGGTCAGGCAAGTCATTGGCAGAGGTCAGCGATGCTTTGGCTAAGGCTTACGGCGGCAACATGAAAGGCTTGCAAGCACTCTCACCAGAGATAAAAGCCATGATTAAAGATGGCGCGTCACTTGATGACGTAATGAACGTCTTAGGCGGCACGTTTGGTGGTGCAGCGGCAGAGGCAGCAGACACCGCAGCAGGCAAATTTAAGATACTGCAAAACTCGTTAGACGAAACCAAAGAGTCAATTGGCGCAGCGTTGTTGCCAGTAGTCGAGGCTGTGTTGCCGTACCTACAAAAGTTTGCTGATTGGGCACAAGACAATCCAGAGGCGTTTTTAGTTATTGCTGGCGCTATTGGCGCAGTAGCTGCCGCAATTGTGGCCACAAACATTGCTATGGCGCTTAACCCATTTAGCCTGATCGCAGCCGGCATTGCGTTGCTAGTTGTTGGTTTAGTTGTGGCATACAAAAAGTTTGAGTGGTTTAGCACAGGCGTTAAGGCTGTAGTTAATGGCATTATTGGCGTGTTTGAGGTGTGGGCCAATAGTTGGATAAAAGTTATTAACGCAATCATTAAGGGTTACAATGCTTTGCCACTGTTGCCTGATATTGGCTTTATTGGTGAGATTAAGATTGGCAGGGTTGGTGGCGATGAAGGCACAACTAGCGGCGGCGGAATAAACATCCCAAAGATGGCTAGCGGCGGCATTGTCAATCAGCCAACTTTGGCGATGATTGGCGAGGCAGGCCCAGAGGCTGTAATCCCATTGTCGAGGATGGGTCAGATGGGTGGCGGCATGACCATCACAGTTAATGCCGGCTTAATAAGTACACCAGATCAAATTGGTCAAGACATAATTGCCGCCATACAAAAAGCACAACGCCGTAGCGGTCAGGTGTTTGCAGCTGCATGAGCGTGCCAGTAATGCAAGTGCTAGTGGGTTTCCAATCCACTACTGGGTTTGGCACACCGTTTCAATTAAACGACTCGTTTTATGGGGTGCTTGATACCGCTGGTCGAGGCACATTAGGTGGCACAATCTTTGTCGATTTAACAAGCCTTGTGCAATCAGTAAATATAACTAGGTCACGATCACGCCAGTTAGACCAATTTAATGCCGGCACAGCCACTATTGCGTTTTACAACGCTACAGAAGTGTTAAACCCAGTCAACACGGCAAGCCCGTATTACCCATTTGTTTTGCCACGATGCCCTGTGCAAATCCTTGCCAACGGAATACCCATCTACACAGGTTTAATAACTGACTGGAATCTTGACTACGACATGGCTAACCAAGACATGATGTATGCGTCTTGTGCCGACAACTTTACAGTGCTTGCTAACCAAGAGTTAAACGCGGTAACACCATCGGCAGAAGCCACAGGCGCACGCATTAACACTGTTTTAGATTTGCCAGAAATTAACTATCAGGGCGCTCGATCTATAGATGCCGGCTCATCCACGTTAGGCGCGTTTGCCATTGACCAAGACACCGTTTGCTTAAACTATTTGCAACAGGTAAACACTAGTGAGCAAGGCTATTTGTTTATGTCAGCCAATGGCACACTGACATTTAAAGGCAGGTCAAGTGTTCTGAACCCTGTAGCCGGCGCAACCTTTAACACGGACGGAACAGGCCTTCCTTACCAGACACTTATCAACCAGTTTGGTGATGAGCTGCTTTACAACTACATTGTGACCCAATCGCCTGCAGGGTCAGCACAAACAACTAGCAACGCAGCCAGCATTGCCCTATATCAGTCGCAAAACTACAATTTGCTTAATTTGCTAAACAGCACAACAACAGAGGTAGCAGGCTTAGGCAATTACCTGTTAGGCAAATATCAAAACCCTGTATTGCGCTTTACAGGCTTATCAACCCAACTAAGCGCGTTGTCGGAAGCCAACCAAAACATTGCGCTAACTCTTGATTTAACCAGCATTTGCAGCGTTGTCAAAAACTTTGTGGTAGGCACACCAGCCACAGAAACCCAAACCCTTATTGTCTCTGGTGTTTCCCACAGCATCACACCTGGCAGCCACATCATCTCGTACACATTTGAAAGCACAGACGGCAACCAGTATCTCACACTCGATGACAGCATCTTTGGTACTCTTGACAACAACTTGTTAAGTTTCTAAGGGAGACATTATGGCAATTAGCGCAGCAACAACACCGGGACAAATTCTGACTAGCGCATATGTCAATAACAACATTAACAGCGGTCTCGTATATGTCACTAGCGTTACTGTTGGCAGTGCGGTATCGACTGTTCCCGTTACTGGCGCATTTAGTAGCACTTACGATAATTACCGAATTGTGTACAACGGCGGAACTAGTAGCACAAACGCTTCATTAGGGATGACTTTAGGCGCTGTAGTGACAGGTTATTATTCTGGTTTAATACGAGTACAAACTGCAACGAATACGGTAGCTTCTATTGCGGACAACAACGCGTCCAAATGGAATTACGTTGGTTATGCCTCGACTACTAGCGTTGCTTTGTCGCTTGACCTACTTAACCCATTTGCAGCTGTTCCTACCGCTTATCACAATGCTGGCTGGGTGCTTACATCCGACTGTGGAACAAGTAGCGGCATAAACAGCAGCGCAACAAGTTATACAGCGTTCAACATTATTCCTGGTTCTGGCACGCTTACAGGCGGCACTATTACTGTTTACGGATACAGGAAGGCTTAAGCGATGACTCGACCAAACATACAAGAAGGTAATGAAGTGCGCGAAATGACCGAAGAAGAATACGCGCAACTTGTTGCTGGCGGTTGGACATTAGAAGGCAAGGATGAGACCCCGCCTTTTGCTGAGTAGCGTTATGCTTGCATTTATCCTTACAGCGTGCGAAACAACACGACAAAACGCGCCTAAAACAGGCCCGATGACACGATGCTCAACTATCTCACAATGCGAAAGGGTTACTAATGACTAAAGAAAAATCAGAAATAGAACACTTACACGCGCGCATGATCGTGTTTGTCGGTTGCACCATTGCCGTGACGTTTGCAATCACCGTTATCGGCTTTGTGTACGGCTTGTTGTTTGTTACCCAACCATTAGAGCAATCACCTAATGACGCACAATTCATTGACTTGCTCTCGACACTTACAGTGTTTATGACTGGCACACTCTCTGGACTTGTTGCCGCTAACGGACTCAAGCGCAAACCAGCAGAGCCAACTACAACACCATGACCATTATTCCTGCAAACCCTAAAGTGGTTGGCTCACGGCCATACACAGGTAACAGTGACGGTGCAGCTGCAGGCCCAATACCCGGCATGGATGAGTGGATTAGGCAGGCGATTAAGTACAGCAACGGCGCAATCTGGAATAACGGCAGTTGGGGTGTACGCGATATGCGCGGCTCTGCAAACTTAAGTGTTCATGCCACTGGTCGAGCCGTTGACTTGTCGTACAGGCCGTCAGAAAAATACCCACTAGCAAACCGTAAAGGCGCTATTGCGTTTATTAACACTGTGCTTGCTAACGCAAACGAATTAGGTGTTGAGTGCGTGCTTGATTATTTTCCTAAAGCATTTGGGCGCGGCTGGCGCTGTGATCGTCAAGCGTGGAAGTCGTACAGCAAGCCAGAAATACACGGTGCGCCGGGTGGCGATTGGCTGCACGTAGAAGTTTCACCAGCCTTTGTTAAGCAACCTGCAAACCTTATACAGCAAGCGTTTAAAAGGGTATTCACCGAATTGCCACACTGATGCCCTATGGTCGTAGTACCGGCGATAGGAGATGCATTATGGCAGACGCAAAAACATACATTTATGAGGTTTACACAACCATCATGGACAGCCAACAACACGTGCTTGTTCAGATATTCCGTGACCCAGAGACCGACAAAGTGCTACACGCACAAATTGCGTTTAAGGACGCAATCGGTGACTCATGGCAAACCCCTTACCAATTGGAGAAAAAATGACCTATTTAGCGATCAAATTAGGCGCATGGGCACTTAGCGGTCTAGCGTGTTTAACGCTGCTCTGGGACGCTCACAAAGCGCCTGACAGCCTGCCAAAGACCACAGGGCAACAGACCATAACCCTGACGAGCATTGTGCCCACCACAACAGCTGCGCCGGCTACAACCACCACCGTGCCAAAAGGCTGTGCAGAGTACGTGGCTGACTCAATCACGGCTGGCTGGCCAGCAGACCAAGCACCCATAATGGCGCGTGTGATGTTTCGTGAGTCGCGCTGCAATCCATTGGCATGGAACGGTAAAGACTCAAACGGTGGGTCTAGAGGATTGTGGCAGGTCAACGGTATTCACGAAGCGTGGCTGATCAAGGCCGGCATTATTACGAAACTGGACGATCTGTTTTACCCAGATGTAAATATCCGTGCCGCGTTACAGGTTTACCGTATTCTTGGCTGGCAAGCATGGTCAAGCACGCATGGCTGATATTCCATACACCGACATAGGCATTACAGAGGAGACCCGACAGATGTACCCAGAAACTTATTCAGACAAATACAACAAAGTGTTTAAAGAATTTATAGATGACATCTTTAGACCAAACCACGTGCCGAAACCTGAACAGCCAGACCACTCAATCTTGCTAGATGAATTGGTTGTGATGTATGACGCGTTTATGACACTAGGCGGTGATGCAAATCGTTTTAATGCCAGCGTGCTAAAGGCGGCCATAAATGTTATACGTGCCTTGTAAATTATGCGGTCTAACAATGCACGGCACTCGATACCGGCACAACCCAGAAAAAGTTTTATGGTTACACCCCAGCCTTAAAGCGTGTAGTAAGGTAAAACCAATAAACCCGACTAACAGAAAGAACCCGACATGAAACAAATAGTTCCCGCTAACGGCAATAACAAAGTTTTGTACTATGACTGCAAAACAGATGGCTGCAAAGGCAATCACACCACAACATGGCAAGAAGTCATTATTGCTTATTTAATTTTAACGGATGAAGATGTGCCAGAAGAATCTGATGGTGGCAATATTTATGTAAGACCAATAACAACACTTGATGCAATGCAGCATGTGCAGTCATATGGTGGAAGTCACTGCCACATTGTTAACTCTGATGGTGTAGATGAAACCGAAATGACGGACATTTACTCATGAGTGATCAACTAGAAATGTTTACAACCACACTTGGACTGGCTGGAGAACGCACACAAGTTGCGCTTAATCATCCATCTGTAGCAATTGCACACAACGCAACGGACACGTCACGCGAAGCAGGCGAAGCAGCCAAACCACACGCAGGCAAACAACGCGAACTGGTGCATTTTTGGATTAAGTGGGCTGGACGAACAGAGGCTAAAGGCATGACTGCAGACGAAATTAGTGTGCTGTTAGACATACCTGCACAATCTGTGTCAGCGCGCATAAACGGCTTGCATCGAGATGCCTACATTGTTGACAGCGGCGTAAGACGCAAAACACGGTACGGCCGTAACGCAATCGTCTGGGTGGCTTCCTGATGGCACACTTTGACTTAAGCCTGTACGAAACCGTTGCACAACGCTTAGTGCGCTGGTGGGCAGAATACCCAGACGGCAGAATTATCACGTCAATACACCACTATGACGGCTCAACAATCATCATGCGCGCAGAGTGCTACAACAACGATGACCGACTTATTGCCACAGGCTATGCAGAGGAAGTCTTTGGCAACAGCCCTGTAAACAAAACCAGTTTCTTAGAAAACTGCGAAACCAGCGCCATTGGCCGTGCGATCAGTAACAGCCGCATCGGGCACACAGGCGAACGCGCATCAGTAACCGAAATGGAAAAGGTCAACCGCATCAACAGTGCGCCGGCTAAACCAGATAGTCACGGCAGTGCTACACCTAAGCAGATTGGGTTTCTCAAGTCATTAGCACGTGGCAAGGGCTGGGATGATCTGCAGCTGCTCGACTACATCCACAAACTATTGCAAGTAGATGATGTCGTTGTAGAAACACTTACCGCTGGGCAATGTTCAGCCGTCATAGATGGGCTAAAAAAATGAGCAAAATGACAGACGAACTTGACGTACTAAAAGCAATCCTTGACCTACTAATCCAAGTCAACACTCAAGACAACTTTATTGGCAAAACAGAGATTGACAGCCGTCTGCGTTGGGCCGCTAAAAGCACTGCAGACAAAATCCATCAACTTTCAAACCTGAACGCATAAACCTATGAACGACCCACGCGAGGAATACAACCGTTTACATGATCACATGAGCGCAATTGCGCGTGAGCGTGACTGGCTACTAAAAGAGGTAGAACGCCTGACCGATGAGCTAGAACTAGCGCATGAAGCATTACGCAGGGAAATGCCATGAGCCGCACAGTCTGGGGCTTGTTGGCCGTTATAACAGTTTGGGCAATCTTGATGGTTAGGTCAGATAAGAAACGTCATTAAACGCAACACAATCGGCTAGTAACCGGATACCTAAGCGAGTCGCATCGCGGTTGGATGATCTGCGGTAACGCAGTTAGACCAGCGCGCACAAAACCTGCAACACGAAAGGCGATGTGCTAAGCGTTGGTGCGACCCGTAAACATAATCGGGTAGATGTGCAAGGTAATCGGATTGAGGCAGCCCGATGGGTAGAGCATCATCACTTTGTCTCGAATCACACATACAGATGACATACACTTAACAAACCGACACAAAGGCAAACCCGATATGCAACAACAACAACAGCAAACGAGAGCAAGCCGCTTGCGGCGCGGTAGCAATGGGTAAAGAACACAGCAACCCAGAATACAAACGCAACCGCACAATCATCCTGCAAGGCAAACCCACGTGCAACTACTGCGGCCGACCAGCCGACACCGTTGACCACATCGTTGCGTTAATGAACGGCGGCGATCATTCGCTCGATAACTTGCAACCCTGCTGCGCGCAGTGCAATAACAGAAAAGGTCACAAAGAAGTAGCACAACGCAACCGCACAGTAAGCCACGCAAGAGCCGAAGCAATGCGAAACCACGCAACACCAATTGTAAAAGCAAAAGAGTTTTTTTCTGAGAAAGAAATCTTCACCCC